ATAGTATACAATGGCTCGCGACCGCGCTTGAACTCAATGTTACTCCTTGCTGTCGCAACATAATGCTGCAATTCCTTCGGAATTTTCGCTACAATCGCTTTCGCATACCGAACTCACGTTATTTTAGAATAGGTTAATTTTTTAATGTTCTCTTGTCTTGAATAACCAATGCAAAAGTGATACGCAGCATTACTTGGAGCGAACTATTTATCCCTATCAAATTGAGAACTCAATGTTTATCCCAAAGTTTGGTAAGTTTGATAGAATCCGAAGCGAAAACGGTTGAAGAGTAGGATAACTTAGAAAAACGCTCTCTACCATAATCAACCCCACAAGCTAGGTTTGGAAAGTGTTTATATATTATAAAAACATACTTTTTGCAAATAAAAAATTCATTCTTCTTTGAATACTTGAAAAATCTGCGTTTTTACTACTCGGATGCATGAAAATAATACCAAGTTATTAACGGCCTAATTTACGAAAAACTAGGGGTATTTAAAAAATACCGCAAATTCGGGATTTACGGCATTTTAAAGCAAGACTAATATATTCAAATTTTTGAAACAATCTAATACAAGTATTCTATTCATACGTTCGAGTAGTAATTCCACAACGCGACCTGCAGAGCGATGCATTGAGTTGAGAAAAGCGTTGTGTTTTCCCTATTTTTTGGTGGGGTGGTAAGGTTCGGAAAATTTTTCTCTATCAGAAAAACATACTTTTTGCAAGTAAAAAGATTCATTCTTGTCGGAACGCTTGAAAAATATGCCTTTTTGAGTCTTCTGATTCTAAATTCCTATTCAACTTGTGTGGTTGGTTATGGCTCTCGACAGATTACGTTCTAAATTAAAAATGTAGTATCATATTACGTTTATTTCATGCAATTTATTGACTGGGGTGAAAAGTGCGGTCCGGCGTCGCCCTGATTTTCTTTTTCTAAAATTAGAATTGTTAAAAAATTAATTTTCCATTGATTTCTATTTCATGGAAACGGTCGATTGAGGCGTTTTGTTAATTGTTGCTATGGAATTTTTCAACAACTCTATTGTATGATTGAAGTGTAAATTATTGGTTTGGGTACTTTATTGTGTAGTTATGAATAAAATACTACCTATCTAGAGCGTTTGCTGAGTTCAAGCAACAACATTGAGTTTAAATTCCGAAGAAATTGGAGTATTGTGTTTTTGATTCGCTAAGAGTTTTTTCACGAATTCACATTCAATTTTGACGATTAGAGTTGTTGAAAGATCAATTCTCCATTTGTTTTCGTTGTATTACTTATAACTATATAATAAAGTACCTGATATTTTGTATGGAACTAGCGTTTTGTGATAAATTTAACGGTACTCAATTTTATAAAGATTAGTAAAACGGACAATTGAAACAGTTTTGTCAATTTCCGTTATGAATTTTTCAACAACTCTATTTTTTGGAATCGTTACAGAGTTTAAAAAAATGCAAAACTTAATACATCGAGAATATTAAAAAGATCGTCCAGTCACAAAAAAAATCAGAACAATTTTAAAATAAGCAAGCTTTCATTGAAGTTTCAGGTCATAATCAAATTTATAATCGTGGGTTTTCTTGCAAATATTTGAAGGTGGAGAATGGAAGAATTATTTTCTAAGTTAGGTTATTCCGGTCTTTTTGGAATTATTTGGACAAGTTTTCTGATACGGTATTTACTCTTTTCAGGAATTTCATTTTGGGTCGTTTGGATTTTGTTTGAAAAAAAATTTTTCCATAAACTCATTCAGGGTAAAAAACCTGCAAAGGAAAATATCATTCATGAAGTTAAGTATTCTTTTGTTACTTTCTTTATATTTGCTTTGTCTGGAGTTTTTGTAGTTTGGGCAAAACGAAACGGATACAATCAGATTTACGAAAACGTAGAAGATTATGGAATTCTATATCTGATTTTCAGCTTGTTGGCTCTGATTTTTTTACACGACTTTTATTTTTATTGGACGCATCGGATGATGCATCATAAATTTTTGTTCAAACATGTTCATCTCGCACATCATAAGTCTATAAATCCTTCTCCTTGGGCGGCGTTTTCTTTTCATCCGTTGGAAGCGATTATAGAAGCTGGAATTGTTCCTATCGTATCGTTTGTTCTTCCTCTTCATCCTGGTGTAATGATTGTATTTTTCGTTTATATGACCTCGTTGAATGTACTCGGGCATCTTTCTTATGAATTTTTTCCTTCCTGGTTTTTAAGAAATAAGTTTACAAATTGGCATAACACTACTACGCACCACAATATGCATCATAAATACTTTAACTGTAATTATTCTCTCTATTTCAACTTTTGGGATAAGATTATGAGAACCAATCACGAAAAATATAAAGAAAAGTTTGAAGAAGTCTCTTCTAGATCGCCTAACAAGGAATATATATTAGAAAAATCAAAAATTCTTACTTAGAAGAATTAAATTTTCTAAGTAAGAACTGAGCCCGTTTCTAAAATTGTGAATCGAATACGTTATTCTTTTTCTGTTTTGGTTTTTCCTTTGGTTCTTTTGTGTTCTCGCTCATCTCTTGCGCTTCAAATTGATCCTTGGGTTTAGGTCGGTCTGGTACAGGAGAACTGTTTGGTTTTACCGCTTCTTTTCCGTCTTGATTTTCTTTCGGAATTGTTTTGACCACCTCGTTCTTTTTCTCTTCTTCCTTTGCCAATGGACAATATACTTCCACAGTTCTTGAAGTATAAAACGGTCCCGCAAAAAAATGGATCATAGTATCTGGGATTGTGCGAACCATTTTCACTTCTCCAGGGTTATCCTGACATGAAGCTTCTTCGCTATCTGATAAGGAATAGATTCCGAAAAAAGTATTTGATTGTTTATTTCTTTTTTCAGGTGGTGGAGGTGCATAGATAGAAGACAATGGTTTAGAATTTTCCTTATGAATGATCACAGTAGAATGACAATTCATAAAAAAACAGATCGTAAAACTGAAACCTAAAATTTTGATTAAGGATAACATTCTACCTCCAAGGTCTGAGGAGAATAGATTGTAAGTGTCAATTGTTCCCAGACCGCGTCCCAAAAAGAAGTAAACTGATGCGCAGATCTTGGCCCTTCCGGGCAATATTTGCTTATTTCCACTATCTGTTCTTTAGGCAGTAGTCCAAAAAAATAATAGTTCTGGCGAATTGTATGTATTTTGCCGGGCATTTCTCTTTTGGTCCTTTTCTCCTCCATTATACGTTTACATTCGTTTGAATATTGATTTATCTGACAAACCTCCGGGATCGTTTGTGGAAACCGAACCCAAGCATGTCTACATTCCGCCAAAAGGATAACGGAAATAATAAATATCAGTATTTTATAATTTTTTATATTTATAATATTAACCATTTCAAATTCTCCTTAGTTTTGTTGGCGATACGTCCGAACTGGAACGTTACTTTTTCCTACGCTTACGTAAATATAATTGATACTTCCCGAAGGTACGGATACCGCAGAGTAAATTTGTTGTACGTTAGTTGAATCTGTTAGACCGTTGCCCGCGATTTGACTCCAAGACGCAGAGGATGATCCTGGATTGGCTACATTGGTTCTATAAATTCTGATTCCGTTTGGATTATCGTATCCTATGTAAAGATAGGATCCGTTTTTCATCACCATGGTGATCGTTCGGTTTGTAGAATCTCCCATGTTTGTGATTCCGGTTCCGTCGTCTCCCACCACGGACCAATCCGCTGCGTCACATTCACTTGTGTTTCCCGAAATAGTTGGATCGCATTTCCAAAGTTGTGCTCTTCGATTTGTAGTCGTTCCGTCAGTACATCCCGCTACCGTTCCTGGACTGGTTCTGATTCCAGTTGCCTGAGAACTTTGAACACAAATGGTTCTAGTTACATAAAGGTTATTGTTGAACTCAGCAAATTGTGCAAACGCCTTATCTCCCGGAATCAGATTATAAAATTGATTTAATTCCAGAGAGAACCAGTTGTTTGTAGGACTATTATGCCATTTTGTATTGGTTCTAGGTCCAATTTCTACCCAATTAGAACAAGAATCTGGTCCGGTACAAGCTGCAGTTGGATCTGTAGTTGTAGAACGTATTATGGAACCGTTATGTCCTACTGAGTGTAATCCTCCGTTTGCAGCGTAGATACGGTTTTTAAATACGAACATGGAATCTACTCCGATATAATACGCCCAGTTTGGATGTGCATTATTATTAATTCCTAATAAACCAGTAGACGGTCCTCCGAAGTAAGGAAGGAAGTCGATTCGAATTCTTTTTCCTTTGGTTCCATCGAACGCGTCGCAATTAGAACCCGGAGTACAAAATCCAGTTCCTGAATCCGCAGAGTTAAACGTTACAAATCCGAAATCGGGTGCGTTGAGTCCTCCGAATAATCCGATTCCGTCGTTGCTTGATTTTGCAAAACCTGCAAACACTCTATTGTTAAGCACAGTTAGAGAAGAAGTTCCTGCGGTTAAAGTTCCAGTGATCGATCCTAGATCTATATATTTGTAACTCATATTAGAAGAGGGGTCTGCGGAGTAATACAGATAATCGAATAAGTATTGTCCCAGTCCGTCCGCTATGGTTTTTGCACCTGCAACAAATAGATAGGAAGCGCTGGAAAGAATTCCAGTCGCAAACACACCTCTTCCGTTTTCGTTATCCGGACCACATCCTAAAGAAAGAGTTCCATTATTTGTAGTACATCCGGAATGTCCTAGTGTCACATAAGGCGGAACTGAGATCGAATTTTCTCTGGAAGAAGCTAAGTTAGAACTTACGTTAGTCGCATCACCATCTTGAACGGTTGTATCTTTTTCAAAGGAGAATTGAACTGATTCTGGAATACTTCCGTCGTAGGCGAATCGGAGTGCTCCGTTTCCGGAATTATTTGGTCCTGAGTAAATCTTAGAGTTAAAATCGATTAAATAACCGAACGTGGATGAGTTTGGATCTATAGAAATTGGTCCGTCTGCAAAGTTGACCGGAGAAGTGCCACATCCTAAAAAGGAGGCTCTATCTCTTGGAGAAGATTGAAGATTCTCCGTATCTAAAGAATTTCGGATTGATCCCCAACTTGAGTTGTCAAATCCGTCTCCGTCTACGGAGTCTGCGGTGATGATCGTATATTGTGCTCCGGTTTGTACTAAATTATGTACTACGCATACTTTTGCAGAGTCCGCAGTCGCTCCGTTACAAACGATTCCATCTAACACCTTCACGCTGTTAATCGTTCCCAGATCGCTTGCTCCGGAAATTTTATAACGGTTAGAACATTCTGTAGAACCGGTACATTCTGCGGATCCGGTGATATTATTTCCAGATTTAGGAGCCTTAGAGAAGTTCAAAATCACAGAATTGGAATTTGCACAAGAAGCAGATACAATCTTGATTTGTTCTTGTCCTAAAAAGTCTCCATAGTTTGCACAACCCAAATTGTTTGGAGTTGTAGAAAGATCTTGTACTCCCAATTTATTCACTAAAATCGTATAAGGTGCGTTAGATGTTTGTGAAGAACCTAGAGTTAAAACGAACACAGATCCGCTTCCACTTACTGAGGAAACAGTAATCACAGAAGAGGTAGAAGTAAAATTACTGTTATCTGAACAACTTCCAGTTACAGAAGATGTAAGAGCCAGTTTGTAATTGGCCGCGATTTTTGCCTGTATTTCGTTTACGTTTTCGGAATACGTAATTCTTACAGTAGTAGGAGTCAAAGCGACTACGTTTGTGACCGTAGGCGGGATCGTATCTAAAAAGATTACCGTCAAAGAGGTGTTTCCACTGATACTTCCCAAAGTCGCTGTGAGCGTCACGGCACCTGCAGCAATTCCTGTAGCCCTGCCTTCTATTCCAAAAGAGTTGCTGATTGTTCCCAAGGTTGTATCGGAAGAGGTCCAAGTAACTTGAGTTGTAAGATCCTGCATTGTTCCATCAGAATATGTTCCTGTAGCCGTAAAATTTTTAGTTTGTGTCATATAAACAAAACTATTGGTAGGACCTACTGAAAGTGAAACCAATACGGCGGCTGTAACCGTTAAACTCGTAGAATTGGAAATCCCCCCAAGAGTGGCGGTAATTGTGGAGGTACCTGTGCCTACAGTTGTAGCGAAACCTTCGTGACCACTTGCGTTACTGATGGTAGCAACCGAAACACTGGAAGAAGTCCAAGTAACTTGAGAAGTAACGTCTAACGTGCTAAAATCTGAATATACTCCGATCGCGGTGTATACCTTGGTGTTTCCTTTGGCTACACTAATGTCTGCTGGAGAGATTTGGATTGAATTCAGAACCGCAGACGTAACGGTTACATTTGTGTTTGGACTAGATGTTCCTCCTAACGATGCGGAGATATTTGTAGAACCAGTATCAACTGCGGCCATTCTTCCTTGAGTTCCGTTTGCATTGCTGATAGTAGAGACTGAAGCATTGGAAGAATTCCAAGTGACTTGGGTAGTCAAATCCCTAGACGAGCCATCCGTATAATAACCTGTCGCTACGAAGTCTTGATTTAACCCTTTTGCGATGTTGAAAGAAGAGGTGGGAGCGATTGTGATGTTTGTTAAGGTTGCGTTTGTAATCGTTAGTACACTTGGATCGGAAGTAACTGCACCTAGGCTCGCGCTGATATTTGTAGATCCGGTTTGAAGAGTGGTTGCTTTACCGTTGGTTCCGGAAGCGTTGCTGATTGTGGCAACTGCAGGATTAGAAGAAGCCCAAGTAACGGAGTCGGTCAGATTTTGATTGCTACCATCCGAATAAACTCCGGTTGCAGTAAAGTTTTGAGTCAGACCGTTGGCAACACTCGGATGTGTTGGATCGATTTGAATACTGGTTAAACTTGGAGCGATTACTGTAAGATCGGCGTATCCGCTTACACCTCCTAACGTTGCAGTGATTCTTGAAGTTCCAGTAGTACTGTTTCCGTTTGCAGGAGAATTCATCAGTTTCTTTTTAGGACCGGTTTCTAAAACTCCTAGTTGAATCACGTTTGTTTGTGAACTATCCCAAACAACTTGGTCACTAATGTTCAAGTTGCTTCCATCTGAAAAAACACCTGTTGCTATTGCTCTTGTAAAAGTTCCTTTTGCAATGGGAGAATCTTCCAGAGTTACTTGAATTGAGTCTAAAACTGCAGCATTTACAGTAAAACTGATTGTTGAAGAAACTCCGCCTAACGTAGAGCTGATTTGAGTATTACCTTGTGTAACACCTGTTGCCTGTCCCTGTCTACCCGAAGCATTGTCTACGGAAGCAATGGAAGAATCCGCACTTGTCCAAGCGACGGAGGTAGTCAAGTCTTGATTACTTCCATCAGAATAAGTTCCGGTTGCGGTAAGATTTAAACTTCTTCCTACTACTATGGAAGGAATAGATGGAGTAATCGTGATCGAATTTAAAACAGCGTTTGTGACTGTAAGAGTGGTAGCGGAGGAAGTAACTGCGCCTAACGTTGCGGATATGTTCGTAGTTCCGGCGGAAGAACCCAAAGCGATTCCTTGGGTTCCATTTGCGTTGCTGATTGTAGCCCTATTCGTGTTGGAAGAATTCCAAGTTACTTGAGAAGTAAGGTTCTGATTACTTCCATCGGTATAAACTCCGGTTGCCGTAAAAGGAATAGTAAGGCCAGCAGCAACCGAAGGATTTGTGGGTGATACTTCGATGGAAACTAAGGTTGCTGCATTAACCGAGATGTCGGTATATGCGGAGATTGCTTCTAAAGTTGCGGTAATCCTTGCCGTACCTAAACCTCCGGAAGAAGGAGATTGTATTTCTCTTTTGGGGACTGCATTTAAATTAGAAATCTGTAATATTGAAGAATTAGAGCTGTTCCAAGCGACTTGATCGCTTATGTTTTGAGAAGAACCGTCTGAATAGACTCCGATTGCTTGTACAAACGTAGATGTACCTCGGGCGATCGAATGTGAATCGGAAACCACTTGAATCGATTCTAAAGTAGCGTTGGTAACATTTAAGGAAATTGTAATATCGATTCCTCCGATGGCAGCGGTGATATTTGTGCTACCGACCCCGACTCCAGAAATTCTTCCAGATAAACCGGCGGAGTTATCTGCGGTAGCTACACTTGTTAAAGAACTGGACCACGTTACTTGGCTCGTAATGTCAGAAACTGTACCATCTGAGAAAACTCCGGTGGCTGTAAGATATAATGTTCTTCCATTGGCTACGCTTGGATTTGCAGGAGTGATCGTAATACTAGTAAGAACTGCAGAGGTGACATTTACTTGTGTCTGCCCAGTAATTCCGCCTAACGTTGCTGTGATGTTCGCTGAACCGGTCGATTGAGTAGTAAGAAGGCCTTTGGAGGATGCAGAATTATCGATTGTAGCAACGGAAGTGTTTAGAGATGCCCAGGAAACCTGATTCGTTAAATCTTGAGTGGACTGATTGCTGTATGTTCCTATTGCTGTGTATTGTTGGACCTTACCAAGAGGATAACTTGAGTTTGCAGGAGTAACTGCAATTGAACTAAGAGTTGCTGCACTTACGGTTACATTTAAACTGGAAGTTTTGCTTCCATAGGAACTAGTAATAGAAGTGCTGCCAGGAGAAAGCCCGGAAACTAAACCTGTTGTGTTTACACCTGCGATAGAAGATTGAGTTATGTTCCAAGACGCACTTGGATCGGAAGTTAAAACCTGAGTGTTACCGTCTGAAAAAATTCCTTCCAATTTACATTGACGATCGATTCCAACAGGTAATGGACTACCTTGATTTACACAAGTTACGGTTAAATCGGACAAAACAGCAGATGTGACGGTTAACGTTGTGGTTGCATTTTTTCCTTGAAAGGATACGTTTACATTTCCAGAACCTAGATTCATTCCTTTGAATTGAGATTGTGTTAATAGCTTGAGAATGCTCGAATCCGTAGAGGACCAGGATCCTTCTGAGGAAACATCTCGATGAGTATTGTCTTTGTAGATGGCGGTGGCGTTTAGATGTAAAGTGGTACCTCGAGCAAAACTTGAATTTGGTACGGAAATTTCGATCCGATCTAACTCTGTCTCGGATGGTTCCGATTCAAGTGGGTTGTTTACTCCTAAAAAAAGCATCCAAAGTGAATTGTTTGCCCCACCTTTTTTACCTGCTAACAAACCCGGAGCGCCTGAAAAAATCGGCCAAGCCGCGCAACTTTCCAAAAAAAATAAATTGAATGTTAGAAAAAAAACAAAAGTAAACTGAAGAAAAGACCGCGTTTTTTTATCTTTGAGTTTGTTGATATGTTTAGTCATAGTCATAAACCTTTTTTAAAAGACTTAAAAATACGATATAAAGGGGATGTTAACTTTAAAGAATGGAAATTAAAACATAAACAATACTTTAACATCCTAAATAGCAAACTATCATAATATTGTTATAATAGTATGATTATTTGTTATGACTCAAAGAATATGTAAAAAATTTACAAAGTAAATAATTTTTTGACAAAAATTTTACAAAAATAATTCAACAGATAAAAATTGAACTCAAACGTTAAGTATTATGTAAGTATAAATAACGTACAAAGAGAAATTAAAATTTATTTAATCGCTTTAGTAAGAAAAAATATTAAGCGACTTAAAAAATTTTAAGGACTTAAAGTCTATTTCAAAGTTTAAAGATTAGAATTGTTGAAAAATTAATTCCCCATTTGTTTCTATTTTATGGTGTCCGCGAGCGTTACCCCCGTCGGGAATGTGCACTAAAAACGTTACTGAATTTCAGTTCTTTTAAGTTTATTTCGGAAAATACGTGGGTTTAGCGAGATTTCTAATAATAAATTATTATTATACATAGTAAAGAAAAACGAAAAAGTTCAAACAAAATTTAGGAAACGCCCTTGTTCCCAAGGACGTTATAAATATAAATCTAAGATGTTGAAGCGTTTCCACCACCAAGTGATAATAGTTTTGAAATGAATGGTATTCTAATCTTGCCTTTAATGATAAAGATTAGTACGAGAATTAACGCAATTCCAATCATCAAAATTATAGTGAACCATCCAAGACTTTGAAGTCCATCGCCCCAACCAGCTTCACGTTGAAGAGACGCGTTTTCTTTCTGCGTCTTCTTCTCTCCTTTGATTGCTGCCCGCGCATTTTTATCCCCCGCTTCGATGGAATCGGCGGCGGCATTCAGGAGATTGCTGACTCTTTTGTCTCCCTTCTTGGATTGTTCTTTTGCTTCCTCTCGAAGAACCTTCGGCATTCCTACGGAATCAGGTGTCTGAGCTATGACTGTTATACAAGTGTTCAATGTGATAAGATAGAAAAGGATCAAAATGAAAAATTGAATTCGGTTCATTGGAATTCCTCCGTTCTTTCTTCTCTTTCGTTCTCAGGTTTTGCATGTCCAAGTCCGGATCTTTCGAAAACGCCTTTCACAATTTTATTATAGAGTAGTATCGTTGCGAGATAACAAACGAAAAGGCGAATTGCCTGATAGGCCGCAAGCGTCCATCCTGGAAGAATTTTGCAAATCTCTTCTTTTACAGAATCGAATGAGACGCAGTACGTAAAAACTTCCGGCATCGTAATCCAATAGAAAATGTTGTAGGGAATAGCGATTAACGTAGCAACAAGGAACACAACGAGTTTCTTGTTGCTTAGTAGGAAATGATGAGGAAGATTTCGAAATAAGATTTGTGAAACAGTCAAAACGAGACTCATATAAAACCCGTTTAAAAAGACCGTGGGGAGAAGTTCAGTAATAGATTCGATCATGTATGTGCGACCTTCCTTATAACAGTCCTTTTGCTTTTAAGAATATTTCGGGATCGGTTTCTTTTTTCCAATCTTGAGCTTTCTCATCCCAAGGCCAAACTTCGAAATGCAGATGAGCACCTAAGCTGTATCCGTAGTTCCCAGATTTTCCGATCAGATCGCCTGCGCTAACTTCATCGCCCTTCTTAACTTTAGGATCCGTGTGTTTGAACTTATAAAGGTTTTTTGAATGAACACCGATTCCGATAATGAACGGAGTCCAGGCGCGATCTTCCGGAACTTCACCTGATTTTACCAGGTTGACCCAGGTGTTTTTTTCCCAACGGAATTTCACTGGATACTTCCGATCTCTCCCAAGAACGGTTTTGATCACACAATCTTCGGGAGCAAATACATCGTTGCATCCTCCAAGATCGACCCCCAAGTGAAACTGCTTGGATTTCTTTCCGTCGATATTTAAGTATCGCCATCCGTATTTCGAGGTGATATGAGGATTCGAAACTGGCAAACGAAAGATAGGATCTCGCTGAATGGGTATGTTCGAAATCGAACCGAATACCTCTTCCCTTGAAATTTTCTTTTTGTTTGCCAAGGCAATCGAAGATTCATTCCAATAGTTTTGATTAGTTTGAATTGCTTTTAGGCTTAGGAATTTCCGGATAAGCGGAATAAGAATGTTTAGAATTTGTAAGATCATTTTGAAGATCCTCCGTTTTGAAACTTTGAATGAATTTTGTGGAGGAGTTCTTTTTGTTCGTCGAATTTCTCGTCAAACTTTGTATCAAGTTTTTCGATTCGAGTTTCAATCATATCTAATCGCTTATCAGTGGTCGAAGTGGTTTGCTTTAATAAACCGATTTCCAGTGCATGCGATTTCTCTAATTCCATCATCCGTTCAGAAAGTCGATCTGTCTTATTGCGATCTTGAAGCAAATGATATTTGCATTCTTCTTGAGCTTCTTTGAACTTCAATTCAGTATATTCTCTCTGTGCGTCCTGAGCTTTCACGATCTCGTCTTTTGCTTCTTTCCGTATTAAATACAAGAGAAATACTGATAACAGAGACAAGAGAGGTAGATATTTTAGAATCTCATCCATCCAGGATGTTATCCTGGATTTGAGCAATGGGGACAATTTTAGAAAAGTTCGATGTCTACTATGTCTGTTCTTTTCTTATTTTGATTCTTTGCTTTAATTTTTCGTAATACAACCCAATTCGTTTTGTCTTTAAGAAATCAGGAAGATTTTCAAATTTTCCGGGACGCCAACCTTTTCGGAACATTTCTTCACAGTGATTCATCCACATATCTTCCGTCATTGCCATTCGGACCGCTTCTTTTTCTGGCGAATCAAATTGTTTTTTACAATGTGGGCATTCTATTTTATGATCCATCTCAACTCTCGAAATTTAACTCAAGCCGCGTTCTTGTTTCTGCCATTTTGATTTTGCGTTTTGCTTTCTGAAAATATTCCTTATCTCTTTCCATTCCGATAAAACTTCTTCCAAGTTCAGTCGCCGCGATTCCGGTTGTCCCATGTCCCATACAATTATCGAGGACCGTATTGCCTGGGTTAGAATAAGTTTTTATAAGGTAGCGAAGTAATCGGAGTGGCTTTTGCGTAGGGTGCATTCCTACTTCAAATTCGGAGGGAAAACAGAGAACAGAATCCGGGTATCTCGATCCATCATCCAGATATTGATAATTTTCACTTTTCTCGCCTCGGATATTAAATACCGTCGATTGACTTCCGTTACCGAGAGTTTTCCCCTTTCTTTTGTAACGTTCATCTATTTCGTATTTTATAGGATTGTAGACCGGCTGTTTCTTGTAGAAAACGAGAATGTTTTCGTGACTCTTATTCGGTCTCGTTTTAGCGTTTAGAAAACCGCTCGCCTTAGTCTTATACCAAATCAACTCATACCGAAAGTTTTTCCGATTACTGTTGATCAGATAATTTGTGAAAGGCTGACTTCCGGTAAGAATAATGGGAGTCCTCTTTTTCGAGATACGTTCGTATTCAGGCCAAAGTTTTTCCATCGGGATAATTACGTCCCAAGAACAGTCCGTCGTTGCATAAGGAAGATCGCAAAAAATAAGATCCACAGAAGTGTCAGGAATCTTTGGAAGATGACTTAAACAGTCGCCATGATAAAGATGTGTTGCCATAAGACTAAACAAAAATGTAGCTCTTTTGGACAAAATCCAAAACCTTTGGAAAAGTCCAATAAGTCTGTTAAGTCGAATCATTTGAATACCTCAACATATTCAAATCGAACCACCCAAAGCAAGACAGCGCTTTGCTTCCACTCCTCAAAGAATTTCTTTAAATTCTTATCTTTGTAAGATCCCGTTTTTAGATGAGGGCTTTGATCTAAATATTTAAACCCCTCCTTTGCGTAGTCATCTTCCGGCATAAGAAATGTATTCTCTTGATAAGGTGTTTCAATTAAGCGAATGATACCAATGGGTTTTCCTTTAAATCTTGGAGAACGATTCCACCCTTGAATCAGTTCATTCTTTTTAAATCTTTTCGCATAATCATCCTTCCAATTTCTTCGGGTGACACTTTTTTCTTTTGCAATAAATGCGGGACTTGTATTTGCAAAAGAGATGATCTTCATTTTCTTTTCTTCGCTTCTGTTTTGAAAAAGGAAAATATATCCTCTCTCCAAATAATCGCTATAAGCAATAAAGCCAAAATAACCAAAACATCCCAGACAACCAGCGTTCCGGCGATTGTGTACATCATTACCAATTCAAAAATTTCAAAACTACTCATATTAAACTTTCCTAAATAAGCAAATTACTCTGACTCTATGATTCGTTGAAATCGAAAGATAGATTTTTCCCTCAAGGCTCCATTTGTCCCCTGCATACTGCGGAACTACTTGATCGAGCCAAACAAGATGTCCTCCCATTTCAAGAGATTTCCAGGCTTCCATGAGAACTTTACCTCTATTTACCATTAAGAAACCGTAATGTTCAGCGTCTTCTTTCGTATAAGGAGGATCCGCCAAAATTAAATCGAGCGAGTGACCGATTAACGCGCGGACATACGAGGAAAGAAGTTCAGCATCACCGACAATTTCAGGTTTTAAATCTGGATTTTTATCCATACGAAGATACGCACCGACTGGAGTTTTTCCGCTAAACAAATGAAGAACTTTAGATTTATCCGGAAACATCGGTAAGAGCCGTTTTAAGTATTGCTCTGGATAAGCTCCGTGGTAGTCAGAAGTGTTTTTATAGTTTTGCCCGAGCTCCCACTCTCCGTATAACCTTTCTTTGAAAACGTGAAGCGGCGCGTAATTCGGAAAGGACTCGTTATAAAGTCTTGCCCGATCTTGAATCTTAAGAGTTGATGTTTCGGAAATCATGAAACCTTCCTTGTTTCCGATTTGAAACTAGCTACGACGGTTGTTCTACAACCTCCAGCATGATACGGAGGCATCTGATTTCTCAAAAGGCTTGTAATCTCATCACCAGATTTTGAAGCAATGTCGAATTGTCTTAGCTCTGATTCTGATGGATTCTGTCGATCCTTCCAGAAATATTCCCGAGTCGGATCATCAGCTAAAAATTCTCGCACGTAATTTACGCAAGTCCGAACTTCGACAGTCTTTCCGTTCATATTCTTACAAATGTAAGATGTATGATCGTCGATCACGGCCACGATCTCGAGTCTTTTGATTCCTATTTGTTCGAATCTTTCGGTACGGGAAAAATTCCGGGATCTAAGAATTTGTCCTCTTACAATGTCGTCTAACTTGCTTCTAAGTTTTGCTTTCGGATCTATTATGGTAGGAGTTTCGCCTTCTTTCTTCTTGCCTGGTTTTTCTTTCTGCGCCGGACCTAGTAATTCATCTTGAAGCCTACGAATCGCTTGATCAGTTGAACCGGACTCCACCGCCTCTCGAATTGCATTTTCTATTTTGTTTATATCATCCTTACGATTGAATTGTTTACCTATATCGAACTTATATCCTTTATCAAAGAAATCTAATATGTCTTTGTTTGCTTGAATCCTCGGAGGATTCGTTTTTGAATTCGGGTTATTTATATCCTGTCCAGCGTCCCAGGCTTTCGAAATTGTTTCCTTCCATGCTTTTGCAGTTTCTTCCGGAAATTTGCTTCCAAGTTCTTTTTCTAAAACACCCCAAATCGTATCAATTGCATCGGCTTTATTGATTCCCTTTTTAGAAATCTGATTCAGAGCTTCATTGACACGATCTTCGTAAGAAGAAAAGAATTGAGAAACGAATGCTTCTTCGATGGAGGCATAAACTTCTTTTTCTTTTTTCGTCCACGCGCCAAGTTCTACAAGAGAGTCAAGGTCACCGCAAACATGAGAGGTTTGTTCAAACTGCTTACTCATCAGGACTTTTTTTTTACTCTCTAAGTCTGTGTTTTCCGAGAAAGTAAATCCAGCGTCGGTTTGCGTTTCTAACTTTTCCGAATCAAACCATTTGTCTCGTCCTAAGAGTTTTGCACCATCCTCGGGACTGATCGCACCCGATTTCACCATAGCAAGAACGAGCTGAAAATCTGCGTTCTCAACCTGTTTTTCTGTCAGCTTTGCTTGTGCATCAGAGAGAGGATCTAAGGAAATTGATTTCTTGCGACTTGCATCTATAGATTGAAAACGATTTCCTTTAAGCAACTGATCGAGCGTGATTGCTCTGATCAAGAGTTGAATAACTGGATATACATAGTTCCCAAGTTTTAGTAGAAAAAACTTTCCTGCGACTTTTATATAGGTCTCTGTGACTGAATAAGATCTTCCAAGGAGAGCTAAATCGATATCGGCACCGGAAGAAATTTGTTCTTCAATGTAGCGAGAAATTGCTTCGAAGCCTCCGGTTTTAGAGGCGTCGGTTAAAGTATGGTGATCGACCGTCGTATCGTCGTAGGTGGCGAGAAATCCACTCTGAGAATTTTTTTCAAAAGATTGTTTTGCTTGCGTTAAGAATTCTTTTTGTTGGTTTTCGTACGTTTTGGCGTCCGTCCCTGGAAGGAGTCGAGGTCTTTTGAATTTTGCAATGATAAATCCTAAGAGCCCCCACTTATTCAAAGTCTTATCGATATTGTCTTGAGTTTTGAATTGAGAATTGATCCATCGAACAACGGAAAGAAAGGGAGGAATCGCATACGGAGAATCTTCTTCTCTCTCGATTGCTTCATAAACATATTGTTCTTCGTTAAGCCGGTTGTAACCGAACTTTCCTTTTTCGTATGGAACAAAACGAACGATGTTGTTCGCGTCGATTTCTTTTTTGAATATAACTTTTTCAACGGGAATGAGACGAATTTCAGCCACTGAATCAAGATTTAAGGACGGCACAATTTCAGCGGATAAAGCTCCGGTTGTTAAAATTTGTCTGAGAAGGTGATTCGTGATTCCAGGATGCTTTTTAAAGAATGTGTCAATGTCAGTTTGAATCTTCTTCTTACCGTTTTCATCAGCATCTATCTTCCATTCGATTCCAGAATTCCCAAGAGTAAGCGATCTTTTTACTGCTTGGGAAAGGTCGGGAAAAGCGATCACGAGTTTTTTAATTAGTGAAATCGATTCCAATGGAAACGATGGATTTACATCCTGAACAAAAAACTCAGTCTCTTGCCTAAAATCTTTCAGGTTTTTGGAACTTGCGGCAAATTCCATTGCTGTAGACGTTCCAAAAAAATAATTTGCCCATCTTTCAAAAAAATTCATTATGCAAAACCTCCGTATCCGGATCCGCCGGATCCCGTTCCCGAAGTTTCATAAGCAATTCTTAATGAATTGAGAGCCATGCCGTAATGGTTCGGAACTTTCTTTTTGAATGACCAGAGGGATTTTCCATTTTCATCTTCTCCTTTCTCTCGAACGAGCATCGTAAGATGAAATTTGAATTCTTCGTATGCCTTGAGATCCGACTCGGAAAGTAAAAGTGGATTAGGAAATATAAAGAGTCCGGCTTTGATTGCGTCGACCGTATCTTGAAGAGAATCGTCTCGGTTTACGTTTATTACACCGACCTCATCCGCTCCAGGAACGACCTCGGAATTTTCCCGATATTTTTTCGTGAAGTATTGAATCTTTAAATTTTCCGGAAATCGGAGAGCCATACGTAAAGACCAATTACGATTCGGCAAAGCATCGATATTTCCGTTTAACACGCTAAATCGAGTTACTTGTTCTGCGTAACGTTCTTCGTCTAAGATACTTGCTTTGTAAAGCCCGATGATTCGGATTCTTCCATCGAGTGTAGGTTCACCAAAAACGCCGTGGACTGTATCTCCTTGGTCTGCACCGTGGTAAGTAAAATATGGGGAGTGATCCTTCAGTCCTTGGTCTCCTTCCCATTTTTGAATTTCATCTATCTGTAAAGGTTGCTCTTCGTCTGAACTAGAAGGCCAACCGATAATAGAAATCGTAAGGTTTTTACGCTTCGCACTCGTTACTGCGCCAAGAAGTTTGTTATAGATAAAGAACGGATTTCTCGGCGTAAAGAGTTGAGAGCATTGATATCCGCGACGATCGGATTTAGTTTTCGCAACGTATTCTCCTTTTTGATTGTCGAGTTTGCGGCTACACTTTTCGCAAGCGTAAAATACATTCGATGAGCTCGGATTTCTTAGCGCCTCTTTATCATCGAAACCGAATATACTGATCGGCTCTTTTAACCAACGCTCTACTAAGTTTGTCCAATGACCGCAAGAAGGACATTTTAAAAGACGAAATCTTTGATCGGAGCGTAGAAATTCCGCGTGGATCCCAATGTTTGGAAGTGATGGCTGTGAACCAAGCATCATCCAATTCAATTTTGAAGCAAGAAGTCGGTCCCCGACAAACTCGATATTTTCCTCGTCGTGTTCATCAACTTCATCGAGCATTACGATATCCAAGTCGACTGTCTTTGTTCCACGTTTTGTCCACGTACCGCGCATTACGAGCGTAGCTTTGTCGATTTTTTTGGTTCTCGTATTGTCTACGTTGGAGTCGTTAAGATGTGGCTTTAGAATCGGGCATTGATTGAGGAACGGTTCAACACGGTCCTGAACAAAGTCTTTCATCGAGGTATCGTCTGGGAAATAAATTCCAGCTTTGTAACTGGATCGAAAAATTTTCCAGACGAGTCTTGCTAAAGCCCAAACTGAATATCCGATTTGTGCCGCCTTTAGGAATATAATATACGGGTGATCTTGTGACTCTCTGCAAATATCTCTCCAAAATGAATAACCATCGAAACTGTAAGGGATAAGATCATCGTCGCCTTTTACAAAAACGTTTTGGGTGAGGAATTCTTCCATCGTACCTTCACGTTCGGTAGATGATTTTCCGATGAGGTTGTCGAGTTCTTGAAAGAATTCTTCCTGAGCGTTTTTTGTTTTAGTCTTCGCCATCGGTAAGCTCCGGTAAGAATGCGATATCGATGTCTTTCATCATCGAAACTTCACGTTTGATATTTTCTATATATTGAGAAAAAACTTTTGGATGTGCTTTAAGAAACGTATGTAACGCAGGAGTGCTTTTGATTGCTCGGTGGACACCTCGAGCAACTTCAACGGGCTCCACTCGTTCTTTCTCTTTTTCAAGCATACGCTCGATGTCGTTCATCAATCCGCGAAAGGTGTTTAACGCACCTTCGCCGCTTTTGAATGCTATCGATAAATCTCCATCTTCGTTGAAAATTTGTTTTTTGATAGCTTTGAAAGTGCGGACTGTATTCACGCGTAGAGTCGTGAGACTAATTTCTGCTTCTTTTAAAGCTTCATTTCTTGCGTTTAAGAGCGCTTTCTCACGATCTTGCAAGGCTGTCGTTCCAGTTGTTTCATCAACTTTGGAAAGCCAGTTGCGAATGGTGTTGGCAGTGATTTTGGGATAATCAGGTTTTAGGGCGGCTCTGATCTGCTCCGGATTGTATCCAGAGATTACACTAAGGTTATACGCCCGACGTTCCGCTGCTTTAGGATAAGACATAGGGGGAACCGTATTCCTTTTCGTCGATTGTTTCCAAACAGAAATCTAAAGCTCTGTCCCCTATGTCTTTTCTTTTCACGCCGCCTCTATATCTGCGTCCGCAGAAATTTCGTCTTCGAGTCGAGAAGGTTTTATGTAAAGGCGCTCTTTTTCTTCGTTAATTTCAACACCTAACTTTTGTTTTGCGCGAAGCGGTTCTGCAAGAATTGCTTCTTTGTTAAGTTCAATACTCACACGAATAAACACGTTTGATAACTTCGCCGCCCAGTCATTGAAACGCTGTAATAGTCCATTCGCGGCAAGGATCTTTTCAAAAAATTTGGCGGTTCCTTTTGTTTTTACGGATGCAGGAATTTTTCGAAATTGAATCGATCCTGAAATCATCTTACACGTTTTGAGATTTGGATCCGGAAACAATTCTTCCCGATTCTTCTTTACGAAAAACGCGACACCACTTGTGACATGTTCAATTTTAGATTGAACCGGATACAATACTTCTTCGAGTTCAGATCGAATCGCTGCAATCTTAGATTCGGCTTCGTTTACAAGTCGATCCTTCTCAAGCATCTGCTCACCAATGTATTCAACTGCCTTTTCTAAATCGGTTCGACTTTTATATTCGTTGTTCGGAAGGTCCACTAAAGTTTTTTTACTTTCGGGTTTTAACTTCTTAGTCTTGGCCATCTTGAATTTCTCCTTCTGTTTTCGGAGTTACATCAACCGTCACACCCTTTGAGGTCGAACTAACTACATCCGCCTTCGGGATTCTTTTTTTCTTAGCGACCTTTTTCGGAGCCGCTTTCTTCTTTGCCTTCTTTACGGGTGTCTTCTTCGTTTTCTTTTTTGCTACCATGATTGTTTTCCTCCTTTATTCAAAAATCATCATGTGTTTTCTGTAAAAACTGTATCGTCATATTTGCGAGTTTTATTTCGAATCCGATCCACAAGTTCATTTTTTACGATCGCTTCAATTTCGGAGGAGACTTCACCATCTCCTTTGAGAGCATTTTCGATCGTAACCTTATCAATGTCTTTGTGATAACGCTCTTTAATCCCGGCTCGAATCTGTTTTACGGAAATTTTTAAGCGATCCATGATTCGGAGATAACCGTCGGATAGAAAGTTGCGAACGTGATTTTCCCGAATAGTTGAGTCGGACAAAACCTCCGGATATGCAAATGCAATTCCTAAAAGAGCATTACGAATTGCTAAAGGAGTTCGATACCTACATCCTCGAATCAATAATTCTTTCGCTTTCTCTCCCGCTTTCCCGCGTTCGAATTTGACTTTAAAACCTTCTTCCGCGATCTGAATCAGTTCCGAATGATTGAGTTGATTCATCGGAGCCTGAATCGTTCGGTAACCGATTTCGGGACTGGAAAGAATACCCGAAATCCGAGTCTCTGGTTTCATAAACATCAAGATTGAAAACAGGTGATCTTCTTTTTCGTGCGCAATTTCCCACACTTTTTTAAGATCTCGAAGTCCCCCGATGCGAAGAGCCTGTGCTTCATCAATGATTAAAACGACTTTTCTACCGATACTTTTTGCCCAGATCAAAAGTTCTCTGAGTTTGAAATATCTTTCATTTAGATTACCCGGAACGTGTTCGCTTGAACGTATAGATCGGATCATGTGTTTCATAACGAACGCGATCGAAAGACCACCTAACGCACTTTCCCAAGCAGGGCCTACATGAACGAGAATGTATTTTTGCGGTTGGTTGGAGAAAAATTCAAGTAGGCTGTTATACAGATACGTCTTTCCCATGCCGACTTCTCCTGTAACTGCAAGCCAAGAATTGTTTTTCACCGCTTGGTAGGCTAACTTTGTGATCTTATCCGTATTCCGAGTGTTTACGAATTCAGGTTGTTTGGTAAGAAGTGCATTCATTTCTCCAATTCCTTACTTTTAAAATATTCTCGGATCATTTCCACAAGATCGAGAACCTCTTGTGCAGGAATCGATCCTACCTTTCGCTTGCAGGATTTCAGATTATAGAGAACGATTTTGTCTATTTCTTCGTCAGGAATTTCTTCACTGAATTCGAGTTCTTCTAAAAGCCAATCGTACGCATCATCCACGGTGGAAAATTCCGTCGGAGGAGCGGGAGTATGAGTCTTCATATCCAACTTTGGAATATTCAATTTTCCGTATGGAGTTTCCGGAAGGTCTGGAAGAACATCGGAAAGAACAAGGGATTTTTCCACGGACTTGGCGCCCTTCAATGCTTTCTTTCGGTTTTTTGTTCTTTCTGTGTCTCGAAATCCCTTTCGTCCACCCAGGTTTTCGAAAGATCCGGAAGTTCGCTCGATTGGACCTTGATCGTCCAGTAAGAGATGTCTTCCGTCGTTTGTGGTTGCAACATAGGAACCGTCGTATCGTTTGTAGATGGAAACTTTTTCACCAACTCGATCGATTGCGACTTCTTCCGGAGAGTAGCGAAGAAGATACTTTCGGGCATTGATCGAAACACAACCATACGCATCTATGTCCCGAATGAGTTCGGAGATCATTGCGTCTTTTAGGTTTTGTTTTGTAACTGCACGGATAGGATGTTTCTGAACGGACGAAAGCCACTTCGCGTAATTTCCGAGTTTGTCATTCCGATGGATTTGGTAACGGTAAAGAAGCTCGTTCAACTCATCCAAATTCGAAATCATTCCTTTTACGATTCGAACTTCACAACTTCGTTTGATCGCAGAGATTCGGCCTTCGGCCGGACCCTTAGCTTTAGAATGTCCCGGAAAGTGTGGGATCCGTTTTATTCCGAGACGGTGAAAGAAAGGATCGAGTGTTTTGAAAGCAGAGTGACCATCTGTATATAGTATTTCTTGAAGCCCTTGTAACGGAATGTAATCGTCTTCTTTCGGGAGGACGGCTCTTGAAAAGAAGTCTGCATGGTCTGTTGAATTCTCACCTCCGTGTGTTGAGTCTCCTCCGATTGCAGATGGCGCGTATGCCCGAACATAGAACGTTTTTGAATATACTTCAATCGCTACATAGATAATCACTTTTCTAAGTTGAGAATCTTCCGATCCTTCATAGATTCGTGTGATTCCCATTTCTAAATCGGGACGAACCGCGAGGTATTTTTTCGAAGGGTGAAGATAGACTGCATTTAGCGGGGAGGCGTCAATCATCCACGCACGATTTGCGTAAGGCTCCGACCATGTTATGGATGCCAGAGGACTCTTAATCTGTTTACGAGCAAGCCCTTTGTCGTTCAACCACCGTCTGAGCTTGTGTCGATCCCAAACGCCAGGACGAATTTTCCCGAGTTTCTCTGCAAGCTCGATGGCAAATTCTTGCGACTTTCCGTAATCACGATTGAGCGCATAACCGACCGTCTTTGCATTCCCTTCCGTTTTCGTTTTCTTTTTTTGTTCATGCAAAACTTCACCGGCGTACATCAACTCAGAAAGTATAAATCCTTCTTTCTCTCTGAGATCTTTTTCCAAACTTCCGAGTCTCGATCCAGTTTTTTTACGTTTTACTTTTGCAACCGAAACGACCGACTCTCCTTCTTCAAGTCGATTAAATACGTCGTACACTCGTGGTTTAGAAAGTCCGAGAATTCGAATCGCTTTTTGAACGATTTCGCCGCGAATTTTCGCGTTTTGTATTACTGTTTTTGCATATATCCATTCTCTGTATAATGGGATTACGATTCCTAAGTCCAGTATTTTCATCCCAAATCCTCCATCATAGGGACCGGCAAACAATCCGACCACTTCTCATGAATCGATCTGTAAATTCCGGATAGTGAGGTTAAAAAAATGGAAACTACTTTACCATTTTCTAAACTATGTTCAAGCTTCAAAAAATCGGAATCGTGCGCAGCGAGGATTACATCCGCCTGCGACTGTATCGAGTTTAGAGATTCCATTAGAATTTCTGAAAGTTCTCGTCTTTCTCGAAATGCCCTTCTTACTTCCGGAGAAATACCGGTGTCTTTTGTCTGGTCATCTACGATTTTATGAAGCTCGTCCATAGCTTCTTTGTAACTGGAAGCTTCTTTTTTTGTATTCGTGATTTGGTTTTCCAAATCTCCAATTCGTTTGTCTTTTTCAGTAAGAATTTTTGAGACTTCTTTTTGGTTTTTAGAAGCGAAACTTTTCTCATAATCAGAAAGACTCATCGCTCTTCCGTCCGGGAAGCGAACTTCTCCGTCTTCAAAAAGTGCGTTTTCTTCTCGTAGTCCCTCAATGATTCGAAGAAGCACTTTGTCGTTCTTCCCGCTCAAAGACTTACGGTTGATTTCGGAAGAGAATAGTTTGTCTACCGCAGGAAGAGCTTTTTCGATCTTCCACCATTCGAAAACAGTGTTATCGTTTACGAATTGCTCCATCCCGGCACATCCGGGAACTTCAAGATAAAGTTGCTCTCGGTTTACTTCGGCTAACGCAACGAGTACGGTCTCTTGGCCGACTCGGATCATTTCCGTTCCGGCTCCGATCTGACTCATCAGATAGTTGAGCCTTGTTCGTCTTTGTTCCGGGGTGACCAATGGAACGGGGATAGTCGATTCGGGTAGTGCCAACTCCCTTGTTTTCTCGACAGTTACCGAACTTTCTTCTTCCGACCAAACTTCCGCAACGGACGACAACTTTTTTGTGTTAGGCGTTTTTGTGGAAGCCTGTTTAGTAGTCTTGTTCTTCTTGTTTTTTTTGTTCATGCTTCTTCTCCAAGCTGATCATTTCTATTTTTAATTCGTTTATAAACTCTTCGTGGTCTTCTATGAGATTATGTTTTCGCAAAAAAACCATATTACAGGCGCTATAATCGATTAGGGTTGTTGCAATTTTTTTCATGTCAGTAATGCCCATTGAAACAAACGATTTCAAAATGGTATGCCTGGTAATGAGTAGTTCTGTCATATTTTTATTCACGGCTTACATCCAATTTAAGATACTTTAATATTCGATTCCATAATGTTTTCTTTTTGTAATGTAGTAGCGCAGGTTGAAAATATACGTAACTTTTCATACAAGCATTCTTAGGAATTGCTTATGAATTTTTGTAAGCATTCTGTTTTTCTTATATTCTTCCGCCGGATCCAAATTCAAATACGCTGGTCTCATTTTCGCTTCGATTGAAATCAAAAGTGCAAGTTCTTTTGAAGTGTGTTTTTCTTTTTGAACTTCAAGAAGCCGATTCCAATAGGTTTTGAATTCCACTTCGGAAAGTCCGGAATGAATAAGCGCTTTTCGAAATTTAAGCGGATACGTTTTCACCTTATTTCTTTTCCTTTTGGATTCGTTCTTCAATAAGTTCTTCGTTTTGCCATTCAGCAAAGTCGGCGATATAGCCTCTCTTCTCAATGTACGTCTGAAAGATTGCGGATCTTCCGAGGGCTTTTTCAGCGAGTCGCTTCCACTTTTCCGTGGAACTAGCTTTTTCTCCGAGTTCACGTAAAACTTCATCGGAATACTTTGTATATAACGCCTGTCGGAGAAATGTGATTCGCTCTGCGGTTGTCATTTAACTCTCTTTAGGTGGTGACGGTTTATTTGTTTACTCAACATCTCTTTTACAAATTCTTCTTCTCGACGATCGGCTTCGCCTTGGAATTCTCTCAATCCATACATCCTTCCGTTTACATACGCATCGTCTCCCGCCCTGGTCGCTTTGAGGTGTTTGTATCCTTCGACAAAACCGACAAGAAAAGATATTTGATCTTGTCTGGATTCGTATTTTTGAGAAAGGTCTTCTGCTTTTTTTAGAATTCGTTGATTCATCTCTCTACCTTCTTAGTCATGAGTTCAAAGCTCCGCAAGTTCTCAATGGTTTCCGGAAACCATTGAGTCTTGAGATTTGATTCGGATCCCTTCTCAAATCTCAGCCGCCTACGGCTCGGCATTTTTACTTTTTTAAAGTTTGCCATTTCTTTCGTTCCGCGCTTTGCGAAGTAATTCTTTTCTTTGTTTAGGATTACCCCATGCATCCATTCTGATTTGCTCACCTTGTTCGGTAAGAAACTTGAAATCGTATGCGAGTATGTCGAACTTCCCGTCTTTAGTTTCAACGAAGATGTCGCGCTTTCCGTCGTCGTTGATTTCATATACAAGTCTAAGTCTCATGCGATCGCCATTGCTTTTATGTTTTCACACTCTTCAAACAATTCGCATACTTCATTCAAGTACGCATAACTCTTGAATCTCTCCGATTCCGGGTTATGGCAATAACCGTCCCAAGGTTCTTCCCAATCAGGTTCGAAAAATTTGCAATTAGCACATCGTTTCATTGTGATTTCTTTTCACGTCTTCCAAAAGAATATACAGATGGATTTGTTCTCTGCTTACGGACTTCGAAACAAGAACATGGAATTTCCCCTTTGACGCAAAACGATTGCGCCATTTTACTGGATAGTTTGCCGTGTGCATTGTTTAGCGATTTGAACGCAAGGATGACCGAATCAGGTTTTGATTTCATCGCTTGAATTAAGCGGCCTCTTCGAGTTCCAGAAATTTCCTGCGGCAATCCGTTCTTTTCAAGCCACGTGCTAATCGCTCGAACGACTGCATAACCCGCTTCCGCCCTTGCTCTGCATTTCGTACGTCTGGGAATGGCCTCCATTCGTTGCTTCATTTCTTGAATTGATTCTTGTAAACTGATCGTTTTCATGCGGCGAACCTTGGAGCAAACGCGGCCCTATACATGGGATATACAAGATCATATTGAGCTTTACGGAACTCTTCCCATGTCGTTACGAGTCCTTTGTTAGTTGTGCGGTATTCGAAGCGTTTCCGAACCATCCACTCGAAGGCTTCTTCGAATGTAACAGGGTTTCCTAATATTTCTCTTTCCTTATGTTCTTTGTATGCTTCGCGGGCGTCTGCTACGGAGATTTCCCATTCTTGGAGTAGGATTTCGTTTACGCGGGCGGAGGTACGAGTACCTCGGATGCATTTTGAAATCGTAGTTCTACCAATTGAATGCCTGAAAGCTATTTCAGAAGTAGTTTTACCTGGCTTTGCAATCAGCTGGAGTTTTAATACCGGAAATTGACGACCACTTCGTTTATTAAACATGAGGAACCTCCCCAGAATGGAGGAGTCCTTCTTTTTCTAATAGAGTACGTATATTGTGACCAGGGGCGATACCACTCAGTACTTGGGTTACATAACCGTAATTTAAGTTATGAATACGGGTCCATTCGGCGACGCTTCCGTATCGGTATCTAATCTCAGTTTTGATCTTTTGCCGGATTTCTTTGGGAATAAATCGTAATTCTGAATCTAGAGAAGAGTCAGAATTTTCAAATATTGCCGAATCGTTTTTGTTCATGATTGACCGTTGCCTATGCCGAAATAATATCTAATTAACTATTAGCAATATTATTAGCCAATAGTTAAAAATGTCAATTTAAAATTTTGCTATTGGCTAAAAAATTAAGCCACATTTAAGCGATGAATGTGGCTTGGAGGCAATTTGGGTGACCGAATCTCACTACTGATTGAAACACTAGGAATATCGAAGAAAGAATTTAGTGTAAAAGCTGAAATATCCCAGGCATTTTTAAGTCAGCTAATCAGTGGACAGAGAACGCTTTCTATAGAAACACTTAGTAAAATATCGCAATTGTTCAGAGTAAACGTTCACTGGCTTATGACTGGAGAAGGTGAAATGTTTCAACCAAGTTCAGAGGAACTTCGAAAAGGCATTGCTTCGATGGAAGATTTGCGTCAGTTGCATTTCAGGATGCAAGCCCGGCCAATATTAAAAGATGTCATTCAAAGCGTAAACGAATTGGATAAGGTCGATCCTGGAGGATTAGAAATCATTAGGGATATGATCCATAAACTTTTGAGTAGCAAAAAGACATAATAATTCAATTGCTATACTTGTAATAGTTAGAACTTGATCTTACACTCCTTAAAATAAATAAGGAGAAAAAGATGACAACAGGACAAAAAATAATCAAGAACAAGGTTGGACTTTTGAAG